ACGCCAAACTTGAATTTAACGTACTGTTGCAACTCATATCTTTGTTTTTCAAGGGTTTTTTGTGCAACCAAAGACTTCATAGCAGCTTCTTCTACCGTGTCACCGCTCAACATCTTTTTGTAAAAAGGTGGATTTTTGCAGGTTTTCACTGCATTATCTATATCACTTGAGGCATTCATCCATCTTGAAAGATCAGAACCCATTTGCTCGATATCTCTTCCCATCGCAAATGCTTTTTTCAAATTGTTGAAAGCCACTGTACTAAGACTTACAGCTGCAGTAATACTAGCAGGATCAAGCATTAGTTCTTCCTAGCTTGTCTTTGAACGTCTATCCTTTCTCTATTGACTTCGTTTCTGTTAGCTGCAATTTCTTCTTGACTTTCAATTCTAGCAGAATCTGTTACGGCTCGTTGTTGCATTTTTGCCATTTCAAGATTCAAATCGTTTTGATCTTCTTGAGTTTTTCTAACTAGATCTTGTTGTTTTAAAGCTAACTCCTGCATACGAATCTGAACAAGTGGATCAGACATAGGATCATTTGGAGGAGGAATTAACTGTGGCATGATCTCTGTCAACAACTCTTCTTGTTTCATTGTTATAAGTTGTTCTATCTGAGAAGGATCCTGCATCTTTGCTTGTAATTCCATAATATGTTTTTGCATAACTTGCTTATCTACATCACTACTCATTGCTACATCTATAAGATCTTGTAACTCTTTCATTACCATTTTACGAGCTTTTTGAGATATATGTTCCATAATGTGAGCGTAAAAGATACCCATAACTTGTGGTGAAGTCATAACCAAAGGTGTCTTCATAAAAATTAAGTGCATACGAATATGCACATCATGGTCTTGTTCTGGAAAAGTAGTTAATATTTCACTCATCAAAGCTCTAGCATTCTCAATGGCAGGATCAAGAGGTTCAGGTTGGGGAGGAGGAGGGAGAACCTCATCAATGTTCTGAACTTCTAGAGCCTGATACATTCTACGATACGCTGAATGCAGATTATGTATCTGTGGGTTAGATTGAGCAAGTTGGAGTTGCGTCTGAGCTAACGTCACCCTCTGTGCCATTGAGAATATATTGGGATCACTTACTGGGATTACATCTACACGATTGTCAAAGTCTTCTGCTTTTATATTTCTTTGAGCACCTGCTACTTCATATGGATATTGAGGTGGTAGATTCTCTGCAAAAATTCTAGCTAATATTCTAAATTCTGTTTTTTGTGAATAATGTAGGCGTTTATGAATAGCAGACATAACTTTCATACCACGCTCGAGCATAGCTACTGTCGTGCCTACTGGAGCTTGTGAGTTCATATCTCCTGTCTTTTGATCTGCTAGAGATACAAATCTTTTTCCACCCTCTACTAAAGCAGCTAGTAATTGTGTTAAAGTTCCAGAAGGTTCCTTGTATGGAAGAGGTATAATAGAACTTTTTATATCCCCACCTGGTGCATCAATATCCCTCCACTCACCCGGTTGTAAAGGTTCATCATCATTTCTAACCCTCACACCTCTGGCCTTGAATCCGGCAGGGAGGTTGGCTAAAGTACCCGCATCTATTAACTGACGCAGTATACTTGTAGCTGCTCGTCCAAGACCACCAATCATGTGAATCAATCCAAAACCATAAAAACCTAACCCAGGCATAAAACGATAATGAACGAAATATTGAATCTTTTTTGCTAGTTCTGTACCTTCTTTAAAATTTCTTCTAATAGATAAAATCTCACCAGATCCTTCATCTATTGTAACAATATATGGAAGTGCAATACCAGTTGGTTCTCCCGTAGGTGACATATCCTCAAACCCTTCAAGGTCTAAATCAACGTGTATTTCTAGTATTGTAAATATATCATCACTATAAGTTTTCTGTGTTCCTTGTATTTCATCAACTTTCTGACGAACTTCATTGTCTTCTGAGTCATGTTTAATAAGTTCTACATCTCTATACATTCCTGCAACTTGCATCTTACGAACTTCGTTTGAATCCATTCGTAAAACATGTGTGACTCTAGATGCAGTTTGTAAATCAGTAGCGGAATAAGGAACAACTAAATCTTCTGCAGGAATAAATCTAGATACGGCTCTGTTTCTTGCTGGATCAAAGTATACTTTCTTAAACGTAGATCCCGATAAAGGAAGATAAAATAATAACTGATCCATGTCTGGATCAAATTCTTCCATGACTTCCATGATTTGATAGTTCATAAAGTCCTTGACTCTTGCAGCTTGTTCTTCTCTTGCTGCATCTTGCAGACCCATAATTCTTGTTTGAACGGGACCACCTGCAGGAATAAGTTCTTTGTAAGCTTGTGCTTGAAACTGTGTAACACTTTCTGCAATTAAAGGATGGGTAACACCAGATGCTCCTTCAAAGGGTTGTGATCTTTCTTCATGCTTAATTCCTAATTGATCTAATCCTTTGGTATATGTTTCTTCCCACTCGGACCTAGATTCTAAATCATCTTCATAAGATCCTCTAAGTTCTGTTGATAACTCTCCTCGATATCCTTCATCTATCAGCTCTGCTAAGTTTGCATCGTGAGGTATTTGTGGTTCTTGTTCTTGTTCTTGTTGAGCAGCAATAGCTTGCGTTATCGCTTGAACAATCGCACCCCCTTGAGGGTTCTGCATTACCTCTGCACCTCCTTCAAAATTGGGAGTCTGTGGTACAGCAACATCAACAGATGCAGCGTTAGGATTCATGTCTTCAGGTTTAATTCCAGTTTCTATAGCCATTAGTAATACTCCCGCTTCTGTCGATAACTATACACATCTTCGTCTTCACCTTCAAGAGAAACAAATCCACCTTGTCGAAAACGCATCAATGCTAATGTCATGCTATCACAGAAGTCATCATAGTCTCCATTAGGAAAAGAAACAACTTCTTCCATTAATTCATCTGCAAATTTTTTGTCAGCTGGTGCCCACACCACTCCTGCTTCAAACAAAGGTGCTACCATGTGCATACGTGTTATTTTATCTTTTCCTTTGCCCGGAGAGAACCCCAAAGCAGGTATTCCACGTAATCTAAGCTCGTCAATCAGTGGTGTTCCTGTAGCTTTTGCTTCGATTAATACCATGTCTGGTTCCCAATATTCGTATTCGTTGTACGCTTTTTCTTTTAGCTCTGGAAAATTCCATCTACCACGCTGTGCGTCTAGTAAGACAATGTTATCTGGTCCACCTTCGTCTGGTTTAAACACTCCCCATGTAGTTATTGCAGAATAATCCGCTGTTTCTTTCTTTGAAAACGCTGTATCGTAGGATTGTAAGATGTAATCACATGGAGGAATCTCTTCTTTCTCCCACATTTTCCACCATTCACGCTTTACTATAGCAGATTCCGTGTTTGTTGGCTCTTGTTGCCACTGTGCAGACCACTTTTGTACAGGTAAAGAAGCTTTTATAGATAATAATGCATCTTTTTCCCAAAACTCTGGCCATAAAGCGTTGCCAGAGGGTAAAATTGCAGGAAATTCTACCACTTCCCACTGATCTGCCATGATATCAGAACCTTGTGCAGCGATTAATCTACCTGTCAAGTCTTTTTTTCCCCATCTTGTCATAACAATAATGATAGATCCACCAGGTTGTAGACGCTGACGAGGACCAGAAGTGTACCATTCATACGCATGATCAAATGCAGACTCACTTAATGCGTCTTGTTCACTGTGTGGGTCATCAATTACAAACAAATCTGCACCTCTACCAGTAACCGCAGCACCAACACCAGCTGCAAAGTACTCTCCACCCACATCTGTTTGCCATTTACCAGCACTTTTGTTGTCTTCTTTCAAAGAAGTTGCAGGAAAAATGTCTTTATATTGTGGATCAGCAATTAGATCTCTAACTTTTCTACCAAATCGTACTGCTAGTTCTGTATTGTGTGTAGCCTGAATGATTTTTAGCTTTGGGTTTCTACCCAAAAACCAGGCTGGCATCAAGTAACTTGCAAACTCTGACTTAGAATGTCGAGGTGGCATGTTAATAATAAGTCTTTTGATCTCGCCTCTGGCTACTTTCTCTAGTTTTTCTGCAATAACTCTATGATGCTTACCCTCAATAAAGTTATTATAGACATAATGAGCAAAAGACATAAATTTGTTTTCTGCTTTTTCTCGTATGTCAAGCTTTTTCTTCGCTTCTGTAAGAGCTAGTATCTCTTTTAAAGCTTCTTCTGGTAAGGCTTGTAAGTTCATACTTCTTCAGCAGCCACTGTCTCCACTTTGTCAATGTCTATAGATTTTTGACCTGTTCTTCTTCTACTTGGACGAACACTTGTATAAGCTCTTGTTCCAATACCTGCTCTCATATATTGTTGTGATGTAGTTCTATAGCACTGATAATTACCACCACTCATTGTTAGCTTGTAGCCATCTGGACACTTATATTTTTTCTCTCCTGTAACTGGATCTGTTTCTACATTAGGAGGAACAATAGGACCGGTAGGTGGTGGATCTACATCTTCTGTCTTAGGTGGAGCAGGAGGATCACCATGAAAATCATCATCATCAACTTCTATTTCCACCTCCTCATCCTCATCTTCAGGCACTGTAACAGTAGTTTCCAAAGTTGTTTCTGGTGTCGTATCTGTAGTGGCTGTAGCGTCTGTAGTGGCATCTGTAGTTGCGTCTGTA